GCGGCCGGGCCGAGCAGTCCGCCGTTTCGCTGATGAACGAAATGCAGGCGCTGGAGAAGTCGCTCTCTACCAACGCCAAAACCACGCAGGATCTCGCCAAGCAGCGAGAAGCGTTGGCGAAGCTGACCAAGACCGGAGCTTATGGCGAAGCTGAGGCCGCGAAGATCTCGGCGCAGCTCGACAAGCAGCAGGTAGCCCTGGCCAAGTCAGCCATAAATGAACAGAAGGCACTCAACAGCCTGCTGGGCGCTATTGACCCGGCCCGCGCTGCCCTCTCGAAGTTGGATACCCAAGTCGAACAATTGGGCAAACATCTGGATGCCGGTCGGATTAGCCAGGACCAGTACAACACCGCCCTGAGCAAGATCGATAAGGACTACGACAAACTCAACAAAACCACCACCGGCTTCGACAAGCTGCGCCTCGGCACTCGCCAAGCGCAGGAAAACGTCGTGCAACTGGGGAATGCACTGTCTTCGGGTGACTGGGGTAGCGGCGTTCGCGCAGTCGCACAATTGGGCGCTGGTGCGGGTGAGGGTGCGGCGGGACTGCTCGCAATTCTTGGTCCGCTTGCGCTCGCCACCGCTGCCGTAGGTGGGCTGGCATACGCTTTCTACAAGGGCAGCGAGGAGCAGGACAGCTACAACAAATCGCTGATCCTGACCGGCAACTACGCAGGTGTGAGTGCCGGGCAATTGGGCGACATGGCCCGCCAGGTCAGCGCAACCGTTGGCACCACTGGCCAAGCCGCAGCTGTGCTGGCTCTGCTGGCCGATAACGGCAAGATCGCCGGCGAGAGCTTCACCGGCATCACTCAAGCTGCTGTGTCGATGCAGGAAGCAACCGGTAAGGCGGTGAGCGAGACAGTAGCGGAGTTCGCCAAGCTCGCCGACGACCCGGTCAAGGCGTCTGCCGCGCTGAATGAGCAGTACCACTACCTGACCGCTTCGGTTTACTCGCAGATCACCGCACTGGAGAAACAGGGCGATCATGCTGGTGCTGTGAAGCTGGCTACCGAGTCGTTTGCTGACGCGATCAACGAGCGAACACCGAGAATTCTGGAGAACCTGAGCTTCTGGGAGAAGGGCTACAACGCCGTTGCTCGGGCTGCTGATGGATTGAAGAATATCGGGCGCAGCGATATCGGCGCCGATATCGAGCAAGCTCAACGCGACTTGGCGAGCGCTCAGGCAGGCAATGTCGGCCTGTTCCAGAACAAGCAGGAGATGATTGATCTCTACCAGAATCGTCTCAACATGCTGGAGGATCAGAAGGCTGCCGAAGCCGATATCGCCAAATGGCAAGGAGAGCAGGCGAAAGCTCAGGGCGATGCAGTCTCTTCAATGGCCAAGGTCGACGCACTCACCAAGTCAGCGTGGACGAATGAGCAAAAACGTACCGACGCGATCAAGGAATACAAGCGGCAGCTCGAAGACATCCGCAAGGTCGCACCCAACGACCCACGCCTGAATCAGGCGGCAATCGACAAGAACCTGGCGAACATCAACGACCAGTTCAAGGATTCGAAAGCGGCTGGATCGCAGGTTGATCTGACCAGTTTCAACAACGCCAAGAACAACCTCGCAGCCATCAGCGAAGAGTACAAAAACGCCCAGAAGGAACTGGACGCCGCGCAGAAGGCCGGACTCATTTCTCAAGCCGACTATGCCCTGAAACGCGAAGCTCTGATCGGCAACGAGCGCGACGAGGTAACCGCAGCCTACGAGGGTGAGATCGCAGCGCTGGAAGCCGCGAAAGCCAAAAAGACCACCTCTGCCGCGCAAAGCATCCAGCTGAACCAGAAGATCGCCGACGCCCGCGCAGGCATGGTCAAAGCGCAGAAAGACGCGGACACCCAGCTCGAAGTTCTGGCCACAAACGAGACCGGCCGTCTCGCCCGACAAGAGCGTGCAATCACCACCTACGTTCAGGCCTTGGCTCAGCAACAGCGAGCGCTGGAGCTGGCAGGGCAGCGAGCCGTTCTCGGAGTCGGGCAGGGCGATCGCCAGAACGCGCTCAACAGTGAGTTGAACAGCCAACAGGATCGGTTCGCGCAGCAGTCGCTGGAATTGGCAAATCAGAAGTCCGACCCGTCGCGGAATATGTCGGAGGAGGAGTTCAGCCGGAAATCGCAGGCTCTCGCCGACGCGAACAAGGCGGCTACCGACCAGATTCGCCAGAACTACGCGGATGTGGAGGCGGCGCAGGGTGATTGGACAAAGGGTGCAACATCAGCCTGGGCCAACTACCTGGACTCGGCGAGCAACATTGCCGGCCAGACGAAGACCCTCTTCGGCAATGCCTTCAGCTCGATGGAAGACGCGGTCGTCAACTTCGCCATGACAGGGAAGCTGTCGTTTGCTGACTTCACCAAGTCGATTTTGGCGGACATGGCGCGGATTGCGACCCGTCAGGCCAGTTCGGCGCTACTTAGCAGCTTGGTCGGTGCGGCCACCAGTTATTTCACTGGCGCCGGTGGCGGTAATGGGCTGGCGGCTGGATCAGCGGGTGCGACGTCGTCGAATCTCGGCGCATCGTCGGCGGGTTACTCCAGCAGCTACTTCCCGCAGGCGCTCGGCGGTGCCTGGTCGTCGGGCGTGCAGATGTTCGCCAACGGCGGTGCCTTCACCAACAGCATCGTCAGCGCGCCGACCGCCTTCGGGATGGCCGGCGGCGGGGCGGGCGTCATGGGGGAGGCGGGGCCGGAGGCGATCATGCCGTTGACCCGGACTTCCAGCGGCAAGCTGGGTGTTCTCGCGGCTGGCGGTGGTTCCGGGACTGCAATCAGCATCAGCGCGCCGGTCACGGTGGTGACCGAGGATCGCAGCTCTGAAGGCATGCAGATCGACCAGCAAGCCCTGTCGAAAAACCTTCAGTCGCAAATGCGGGCGGTGGCCGAAAAAGCCGTCGCTGACTCTTGGTACCCAGGCGGCACCAGCTTCCGAAAAGCAAATGGGAGGGCTTAATGGCCATCGAGAAATTCACTTGGCCAACCGGGCGCGGCGAAACACCCGATATCAACTATCGGGTGCGCTCCTCTAAGTTCGGCAATGGCTACGCCCAAAATGTCGGCGACGGACCAAACAACAAAGAGGACTCCTACCCGATCACCTGCGTCGGCCAGAAGGCCAAGGTGTTGCAGATCATGGCGTTCCTCGATCGGCACGCCGGAGCAAAGGCGTTTCTCTGGACAACGCCGCTCGGCGAACTCGGACTGTTCACCTGCAAAAATCCCGCTCCCACACCAATGGGCGGTGAGGTCTTCAAACTCACCGCCACGTTTGAGCGGGCATTCAAACCATAAGGGGCAATCATGCCGCTGATCAGTGACATTCAGGTGCTTGAGCCTGGCAGCGAAGTGCTGCTCTTCGAATTGGACGGCACGGACTACGGCGCGGACGTGTTGCGCTTTCACGGGCACGCGATTCCGCACGCGGCGGCCGAACTGATCGCCGCCGGCGACAATGCCGACCAACTGCCGGCGAAGGCCATCTACTGGCAGGGCAACGAGTACAGCGCCTGGCCGATGCAAATCGAAGGCATCGAGGCGAACGGTGACGGCACAGCAGTTCGGCCTACGCTGTCGGTCGGCAACGTCAACGGGCGCATCACGGCGCTTTGCTTGGCGTTCCAAGACTTGGCCGATTTCAAACTGACGATGCGCCACACGCTCGGCACATACCTTGATGCAGCGAACTTTCCGGCGGGCAATCCCGCGGCGGATCCGACTCAAGAGACGATTGAGGTTTGGTACGTCGACCAGAAGATGAACGAGGATGGTGAAACCGTCAGTTGGGAGTTGGCCAGCCCGGGCGACGTTGGCGGCGAGTCTGTCGGCCGACAAGCCACCACGCTGTGCCACTGGTGCCTCACCGGGGGATACCGAGGGCCGAATTGTGGCTACACCGGGCCATACGTGACCAAGGACGGCGTCGTAACCGACAACCCGGAACTGGATGAGTGTGACGCCACCTTGGGCAAGGGGTGCATGCCGCGATTTGGCGAGAATAATCCACTCCCACACGGGGGCTTCCCGGCTGTTTCCCTCATCGCAAGGAGCTGACATGCGAAAGCACATCTTGAACGCGATCCAGGCACACGCGGCCGCCGAGTACCCGAAAGAGTGCTGCGGGCTGCTGCTGGCGATCGGGCGCAAGCAACAATACTTCCCCTGCAATAATGTCTCGACCGAACCGAGCGAAGAGTTCCGAATCGATCCGGAGGAATACGCCCGTGCCGAAGATATCGGCGAAGTAATCGGCGTGGTTCATTCGCATCCGGACGCCACCAGTCGGCCGTCACCGCGCGACTTGGCCATGTGCGAGGCCACCGCGCTGCCGTGGCACATACTCAGTTGGCCGGAGGGGGATCTGAGGACGGTCATGCCGTCGGGCGATGTTCCGCTGCTGAAGCGGCCGTTCGTCCATGGCGCGTGGGACTGCTGGCAGGTATGCGCTGATTGGTACAAGCGCGAGTGGGGGCTGGAATTCGAAGCCTTCAAGCGTGTCGATGGCTGGTGGGAGAGTAAGGGAAACACCAGCCTGTACGAGGCGAACTACGAGGCCGCCGGATTCTACCGTGTCGACCAGCCACAGCGCGGCGACATGATCGTGATGGAAGTAGGGCGGACGGTTTACCCGAATCACGCCGGGATCTTTCTCGGTGCAGATCCGGCATTGCCAGGCGAGGACGCAATGACCTTCGGCCCCGGCCCGTTCCTGCTGCACCACCTATACGGGAGGCCGTCAGAGGTAATCGTTTTCGGTGGGCCGTGGCTCGACCGGGCTCGCCTGATCCTGCGTCACAGAGCTTATCGGCATAATTAGCTTGAACAGATTTATGCGAGCTCGGGAGCGCGTTGGACTTGGTGTGCTATGTCGGCGCCATGATCTATCTCGGCACGACGCAGATCATATGTCGCCTGTAGATTCGCCCAGAACTGAGCGCTGGTATCCAAGCAGGCCGCCAGCCTCAAAGCTACGTCTGCGGTGATTCCGCGCCGACCGTGCACTATTTCGAGAACGGTAGGCGGGGAAACGTGGAGCATTCGGGCCAAAGCTGTGGGCGTAATGTCCAGGGGGTGGAGGTACTCTTCCACCAGTATTTCGCCCGGGTGGACGGGGCGCATGCCGTTATTAAACACAAGTCACCTCAGTGGTAGTCTACAATTTCAACGTTTTCAGGTCCGTGAGCATCCCAGGTGAAGCAAATGCGGTACTGATCATTAATTCGGATGCTATGTTGACCTTGCCGGTTCCCTTGTAGTGCTTCCAGCCGATTCCCTGGCGGCGATCCTAAATCGTGCAAAGTGGTCGCCGCGTTGAGCATCGTCAGCTTTCTTTGAGCGACAGATGATATCGCTTGCCAGCGCCTGCAGGCTCCGGTCGTATACAGCGATTCAGTATCGGCACAGCGAAAGCTGATAATCATCATTAATGCTTAACGTTGTTCGTTAACGGTGATTGTAGGTCTGCCGAAAATCATAATTTATTTTTTCGACGAACGGCTTTCGTTTGGGTTTTTCGTTACGCGACTGTACATTTTTATTTTTTCAGGATGAGAAACGATTATGCGTGTGCTTTTAGGAGCGTTAGCGGTAGCGCTGTTGGCGGGGTGTGCGACTTCGCCGACGCCTTCCAATGAAGCCAAGCAGGCGCCGGCAAGTCAGCTGTCGGCCTACCAGTCCAAGCCATCTGGGGCATATGGGACCCTGCAAGTGATTCGCGACTCTGGGCAGACTGGAAGCCTTTGTTCAATGGCCGTTTTCATCGATGGCAAGCAGGCCGCCAAGCTCGACCCAGGCCAGAAGGCATCGTTCTATCTACCGCCTGATTCGGTTTCAGTCGGTGCGGCTTACACCGGATCTGGAATCTGCTCCATGGGCGCGGCCCGAGTGGAGCGGGAAGCGATCGTGAAAGACGGCGCAGTCAAGAAATACCGAGTTTTCACCGGAGGCGATGGGCAGATCGACATACTGCCCACGACTCTCTAAACAGACCGCCTCCGGGCGGTTTTTTATTGCCTGGAGAGTGGCATGTGCTCAGCAATTACCTACACGCCAATGACGAAAGTCATGTTGTCCGGCTCGCTTGCGAAGAAGTTTTTTCGAAGCAAGCAATTCCTGCTCGACGGCGGATCGGCCGTGGAGGTGTTCCGTGCGCTCAATGCGACCATTGATGGTTTCGCCGATGAGATTAAACGACTGGAGCGCCTTGGGCTGAAGTTTGCGATTTTCCGGAATCGCGCAAACATCGGAATGGACGGATTCGATCTCGGCGGTACGCGTGAAATTCGTATTGTTCCGGTGATTTCCGGGAGCAAGCGCGCCGGCGGTCTGCAGACCATCATCGGCACAGTGATGATCGCCGCAGCCTACGTACTGTCATTCACTCCGTTTGCAGCCGCATCGCCGTTTTTGTATGCGGCCGGCGCGTCTATGGCGATCGGCGGCGTCATTCAGATGCTAAGCCCGCAGGCCTCAGGACTGAAGCAAAGCGCATCCCCAGAGAACTCGCCGTCCTATGCCTTCGGCAGCGCCAAGAACACCACGGCCAGCGGAAACCCGGTGCCGATCTGCATCGGCGAACGTAGGTGGGGCGGAATGATCATCTCGGCCTCGATCCTGGCTGAAGACAAAGTGTAAGTAGGACAGCAGCACAGCAACCGCCCGCGAGGCGGTTTTTTTATGCCTGGAGGAAAGCATGGGCGCAGCAGCACAGATCGATATCCACGGTGAGAAAGGCGGCAGCAGCAAGCCGAAGTCGCCGACCGAAGCCGGCGACAGCCTGCGCTCGACCAACCTTGCAAAACTGCTGATCGCCGTGGGTGAGGGCGAGTTCGACAGCGTCCCGACAGATTACGACATCTACCTGGACAACACGCCGATCCGCGATGCCAGCGGCAACTACAACTTCCCGAACGTGAAGTGGGACTGGCGCCCGGGCTCGGTAGATCAGACCTACATCCCGGGCATTCCATCCGTCGAGAACGAGACGTCGCTTAACGTCGAGTTGCGCAGCGATTCGCCATGGGTGCGCTCGATCACCAACACTCAGCTATCCGCCGTGCGCATGCGGTTGGCCTGGCCAGCGCTGCAACGGTCTGATGACCAGGGTAATGTCGGCGGCTACCGCATCGAGTACGCGATCGACGTGGCCACCGATGGCGGCGCCTATCAGCAGGTGCTGGTGGATGCAGTCGACGGCAAGACCACCACGCGCTACGAGCGCTCGCGCCGCATCGATTTGCCAGACGCCACCAGTGGCTGGCAGATCCGCGTACGCCGCCTCACGCCAAACCAGAACACCAACAAGATCGCCGACACCATGCTGGTGGCCGGTTACACCGAAGTCATCGACGCGAAGCTGCGCTATCCGAACACCGCGCTGCTCTACATCGAATTCGACGCCGAGCAGTTCACCAACATCCCGGCCGTGACCGTGAAGTGCAAGGCCCGTCGCTGGATGGTGCCGAGCAACTACGACCCGATCCTGCGCACCTACACCGGTACTTGGGACGGTTCGATGAAATCGGCCTGGACCAATAACCCGGCGTGGATCACCTACGGCATCTGCACTGAAGACCGCTTCGGATTGGGCAAGCGCATCAAGCCGTTCATGGTCGACAAGTGGGAGCTGTACCGCATCGCCCAATATTGTGACCAGTTGGTGCCGAACGGCTTGGGCGGGCAGGAACCGCGCTTTCTCTGCGACATGAACCTGCAGGGCAAGGCTGATGCCTGGTCGCTACTGCGTGACATCTCGGCGATTTACCGGGGCATGACTTATTGGGCGCAGGGTCAACTGGTCATGCAGGCCGACATGCCGCGCGCGCAGGACTTCGACTATGTCTTCACGCGTGCCAACGTCATCGACGGCAAGTTCTCCTATGGCAGCGCGTCGGCGAAGACCCGTTACACCCGGGCGCTGGTGAGCTACGACAACCCGGCGAACAACTACGACACCGACGTTATTCCGTTCTCCGATCTGGATCTGCAACGCCGCTATGGCGACCGGCCGACTGAACTGAGCGCTATTGGTTGCACGCGTGCCTCCGAGGCTCAGCGCCGTGGCAAGTGGGCGATTCTCAGCAACAACCAAGACCGCACCGTGTCGTTCAAGACCGGTATGGAAGGCGTGATCCCACTGCCGGGCCACATCATCCCTGTGGCGGATTCGCTGCTGGCTGGTCGTGAAGTGGGTGGCCGGATCTCGGCGGTGGCGGGGCGGGTGATCACGCTCGATCGCGATACCCAAGCCAAAGCTGGCGATCGGCTGATCATCAACCTGCCGGGCGGTCGTGCCGAGGGACGCACCGTGCAGAGCGTCAACGGCCGCGCCGTGACCGTCACGGTTGCCTACAGCGAACTGCCGGTGGTGCAGTTGCAATGGGCGCTCGACGCCGATGACTTGGCCATTCCGTTGTATCGCGTGTTGCGCACCAAGCGAACCACCGAGGGCGACTACGAAATCAGCGCGCTCCAGTTCGAGCCGAGCAAGTTCGCGTTCATCGACACCGGCGCGCGCCTGGAAGAACGTCCGATCAGCGTGATACCAATCACGGTCATTCCGGCGCCCGCCAGCGTTTCGTTGTCATCGATTTCATCGGTGGTGCAGGGCCTGGCCGTGGCCACCATGACCATCAGCTGGCCTGCGGTGGATGGCGCCGTCGGCTATGACGTGGAATGGCGCAAGGACAGCGGCAACTGGATAAAGCTGCAACGAACCGGTATGACCAACGTGGACGTGGTCGGCATCTACGCCGGCGGCTATGTGGCCCGCGTCAGGGCGGTCAGCGCGTTCGACATCACGTCACCGTGGCGCAACTCGATCCTGACCAATCTGAAAGGGAAGGAAGGGTTGCCGCCGGCGGTGTCGTTCCTCACTCCGACCAGTCTTGTTTACGGCATCCGGATGGCGTGGGGCTTTCCACCCGGTGCAGAGGACACTCAGCGCACCGAGATCTGGTACAGCAAAACGACCTCTCGGGATGATGCGATCAAGCTGGGTGACTTCGCATATCCGCAGGCATCGCACGAAATGCAAAACATCCTTGCCGGTGCAAGTTTCTTTTTCTGGGCGCGCCTCATCGATCGGACTGGAAACATCGGGCCATGGTATCCACAAGGTATCGGCGTCAACGGCCAAGCAAGTTCTGATCAAACCGAGTACGAGAAATATTTCTCCGGACAGATCGGCGATTCCGCGCTTGGCCAGCACCTTGGCGATCGCATAAACCTGATTGATGGTCCGGCGGACTTACCGGGATCGGTGAACAACCGCATTCAGGTCGTAACCGGTGAGGTTGATGCAATCTCGGAAAAAGTCGACGGCGTGTTTGCCCAAGTGAATCCACCGATGGCGGGTGAAACTGAGGGCTTCGCCGGATCGACGGAAGCCTTCGTCGGCGTCTGGTCATTGCAGTCTGCCGTGATCGAAGGCGATGTAGCCACCGGCAAGCGTGTCGACACCGTTCAGGTTGAGATGGGCAAGAACAGCGCCGTCATTCAGCAGGTCAGCCAGGCGCAAGTCGCAGCGGATGGCAAAGCGTCGGCCATGTGGTCTGTGAAGATGCAGATTGACTCCAACGGTCGATACGTCGCAGCGGGCATCGGCTTGGGCATCGAGAACGGCCCGGCCGGGTTACAAAGTCAGTTCCTGGTGAGCGCTGATCGGTTCGCCGTGGTGAATGGGCTGGGCGGAAGTCCAACTGCGCCGTTCGTGGTGCAGAACGGACAGACGTTCATCAGCTCGCTCTTTGTCGCGGACGGCACGATCACAAACGCCAAGATCGGCAGCTACATCAGCTCCACCAACTACATCGCCGGCCAGCAAGGCTGGATCCTGAATAAAGACGGCACGCTTGAAATCAACGGCATTGTCCCGGGACAGGGCCGTCTGGTGATCAATTCTCTGAACGTCTCGGTCTACGACGCCAATAACGTGCTGCGCGTCCGTCTCGGCTATCTGGGGTGATAAATGGCATATGGAATGAGGATCTGGGGCGCCGACGGCGCGCTTCAGATCGACGAAAACTCGTTCACTATTCGGGTTGTGCTTTCAACGTTAGTTACATTCACCGGAGGGAAGTCAAATCAGGATTTCGCGGTGCCCGGAGTTGGCCCCTCAAACGGCGCCGCAATTGTCGTCCCTGTCGGTACCTACACTGATCAGCAACAGCAGTTTGAAACCGAGCTGGTCGATAACGTGGCCCGGGTTTACAACCATACAAGAGGCTACGCCGCGAGCTATGTCGCGACCGGGACGATGCGACTGATCGTCATGAGGTTCAACTGATGGCGTACGGACTAGAGTTTAGGAACAACAGCAATGTGGTAACCATTGATTCTGAATTCGCCAGGTTAATGGTGATTTCGAGTGGGAGGTATGCGCCGACGGAAGAAGGGGGCATGGGCTCAACGAATTACTTCGCAAGGCCGGTGACATCACAGGAGCCGCCGCTAGTATTCGTCCGCCCGGATACTGTCGCCGGCGTCGCCGGACTCAGCAACATGAGATTGATCGGCTCCGCAGGCAACTGGACCGGATTCTATGTTCGCGCGTACAGCAACGCCACGGCCCAGCCTAATGGCCGCTACTTCGTCGCCGCGTTTGCTGCTCAAGCGGTGGCACAGTACGGCATGCGGCTCTGGGACGGATCTGGAAAAATGCTCTTCGACTCTGGTACACCCAATGCCAGTTTCACGCGAGCTATCCAAAACTGGACTTATGTGAAGTCGGATCAATCCGATCAGGGACTGTACCGAAACTACTACTCGGTACCATTCAATTTTCCCCAGGACGAATTCATTCTGATCAACAACTTCGGCATGAGCATGGTGTCCGGCGGGAACATCCCAAGACAGCTGTACTGTACGTGGGATTTTGCGGCAAATACGCTCTACGCCATCACCTCTGCCGCCAATAATCCCTTCGCATTTTTCCTCCCCGCAATGTTTGCCAAGATGGCCGTGTAATCGCGCGCGCCCAACCTCTCAAAATCAGGAACTTGTAATGTCCAAGCAGACGATCACTCTCGGCTCTGCGCCTACAGGCGTGGGCGGCGATACGCCTCGAAGTGCGTTCACTAAAACACAGAGCAATTTCGACGAGCTTTATGCAGCGCTTGGCGCCAGTGGTAGCCCGCTTGTGCTTCCGGCAGCACTCCCGATTGAGCAGGGAGGGACTGGCGGAAAAACGCAATCCACAGCCCGAACCGCCTTAGGCATAAAGTCCGGCGACGTTCGCTGGAAATCGAATACCAGCAACGTAACCATCCCGAACGGCACCTACACCACAATAAACTGGACCAACGACGTCTATGGTATCGGGGGGATTCACAGTCAGACTTCAAACTCAGATGCGTTCGTTTTGCCAGTAGGAATTTTCCTAGTGTCGGCGACGCTGACTTACGACTACCACCCGACCGGGCGCCGTGGGATCAGGTTCACACTGAGCAACGCTGGTTTCGCGGGAGGGTTCATTCTCGTGCCTATCACGCCGAACGGGGTAACTACGGTGACGCTCACTATCCCGATCAGGATCACAACGGCGGGAACCATCCTGAGGATTCAGGGGTTTCAGGACAGCGGTGCAGACATGAGCCTGCCGCTGAGTGGCGGTAGCAACGTCGAAATCTTCCAGCTTGGAGATGCATGATGGCGACCATTGTCGTTCCACCCAACTATGACCTGGTCAAGATCGCCACTTCGGCGGGCCAGCCAGACCCTGAAATGCGCTCCTATCATGATGGGGTTCTCGAGGTTCTGGGGGTGACCCAGAAAAAACTGACCGCAGCTCTGGCGAATTACAGCTATTCAGAGACTGAGGTCGAGGTTGCCGCCCTGAACGCGATATCCAAACGCGATCAGCTATTGGAATCAGCAGATAAGGCGACGGCCGGAATGTCTGACGCGTTCATCGCCGGCCTGTTGGACGAAGCTGATACCCAGCGGTTCAAGAGCTTCGCCGCTTACAAGCTGGCGCTGAGGAACATCAGTGCGCAGGACGGGTACCCGACAGCAATCGATTGGCCCCTCAATCCCGCCTGATCAAGCCAAACACCGCAACCCGCCATCGAGCGGGTATTTTTTTGCCTGGAGAAAATTATGAGCGCCAC